ACGCTGCGCCGGAAGAAAAACTCTATTCTATGGACCACGATGGTACATAGTGCAAATGGGTTCTTTCCAGGCATTACTGGCTTAATTAAACATTCGACCCTACACCTCGCCAACAATTTTACAGCTCTATATTGTGGTAGGCCTGATCTAACAGCATGCGTCATAAATGACATATGTTTAGGGGAGAGGAATTTTAAAGAAGTCAAGGTCCAAGATGGGTTTGAGATGGACCAACACTCATCTGAATGCACCGAGAAATTTGCTTGTTTCAGACACTGGGGAGTGGCGGGATGGGTTCCCACCATTTACAGGCAGTGCCACGAAAACGAAGTGGTCTCATTACGTGGACGAGTAGGCAAACACTTACCACAACATGACCCTGGTCAAGCAAAAGAGGTCTCGAAGGAATGGAGCAAACTGACATCCGCAGTTTTGCACCACTTCACAAAAATAAAGCGAGTAACATCTGGCATGCCTTTCGAGGAGTGGATTCAACCGTTTCCACCTGCAAAACGCCAGCTGTTTCAAAATCTGCTCGCAAAACCCGAAGATGACTGGAGCTCTTCAGCAAGCTCATTCATCAAGCGGGAAAAAGCCACGCACCCTGGAGTTGTAGTGAATGGAATATTCGTACAACTCGCTCTTATCATCTGGAAGGACCCTCGGATGATACAGGGTTGCCCACCTGAACTAAGCTTATCAACTGGGCCTCATGTGAGGAAGCTAGCCAAGAATTTCTCTAGGAAATTTGCCCCAACACATTACACCCTTGCCGAATTACGATCAGGTAAGCACATCGTGTACACCTGTGGTATGACGGCAGAAGACGTTGGAGAAGCATTAGGCAAAGCTATCAAATTGATTGAAGCATCAATGGAACCCGACGATGAGGTTGCGTTCCTGGAGGATGATCAATCAAGGTTCGACGAACACATGACAAAGGGCAGTTTTCGTTTTCTAGGGCACGTATACCGGAAAACGTTAGTTAAAAGAGTTCAGAAAGCGCTGAAACGTGGCAGATCCTCAGGCCGCACAGCGCTTGGTACCAAGTACTCGGTAGATTACACTATGCAATCGGGTTGGCCGGACACCAGCCTTGGGGACACTCTTGTCAACTCAGGAATGAAAATGTACATACACGGCCCTGGCCGTTTATGGATATCAATAATCTGTGGAGATGATAGTATCACTGTGACCACCAGAAAGGAAATACAAAGAATCGGTGGTTCGGTGGGCCTCATTGCTAGCTACGCAAAGCTTGGTATGGAGGTGGAGGTTAAAGTGAGCGATGACATCATGGATGTTGAATTCTGCAGTGGGGTATTCCGACCCAGCAACTCAACATACGTCTTGTTTCCAAAGGTGGGTAGGTTTTTGGCTAAGATAGCTCATGACACTACCCAAAGGAACCACGCAGGCTCAATGAGCTGGCTACGTGGCATTGCGGCGACGTGCGCCTCCTTCGGAGAATTAGACCCTCTCTGCAAGGCGCTTTCAATCGGTCTATATAAAGAGGTAGGTACAGTGGGCAAGGCGATATACACACCGCTCAACCCATACAAAAGCTGGCCGGTGGGGACGAACATACCGACTATGGCAGATGTACTCCTCTTTTACTCACACAGGTATGGTTTCAGCTCGTACGATTTAGAATGTGCTGCTGAAACGTTGATGGGAATTAAGCTGGGGACTGACTCAGACTGCCCTCTTCTACAACGCATCTGTGAGATCGATTTATAAACATAATATCACTAACACGGTGAGGGGCTCCCGAATATATAGGAGTTAAGGACCAATACGCGATCTCCGCCCCTCTCTGCTCAGTCTGAGTTTAACAGACTGGTTAATAAAACTTACTAGCTGCCATCTCGAAATGCTAGTAGTGAGAGCTTGACTCTTCCTCTCTAAACCAC